GAGACCAACAAATACGTTGGACAAACCAGTTACATTACTAAACCCAGCCTGAAAACCTACAGCAGTGTTGTTAGAGGCTGTGGTGTTTGATCCAAGAGCAGATGTGCCAACTGCTACATTGTTTGCTCCAGTGGTGTTCACTTGCAAAGCAGCGTTTGATATGCCGTCATACCCAGTTCCAACCGCAGTATTTGCCGCACCTGTAGTGTTGTTGGCTAAAGCATATCCACCAATTGCAGTTATGCCTTTTGCGGTTGCAAGTCTGCCAGCATAAAAGCCAACATATACATTGACCCCCTCCGTGGTATTGCTATACCCCGCCTGATAACCTACAGCAGTGTTGTTGGATGCTGTGGTGTTGGCTTGGAGTGCCTGAATACCCACGGCTACGTTGTAGGAGCCTGTAGTGTTTCCAAACAAAGCACTGTTAGCAAGACCGGTGTTGTTTGTTCCAGTTGTATTTGAACCAAGCGAGTCACGACCAAAAGCATCTAAGTTGGAGCCTGTGGTGTTTGCATCAGCCGCCTGATAACCCACAGCAGTGTTGTTTGAGGCTGTGGTGTTGGACACAAGTGCTTGACGACCAATGGCTGTGTTGTTTGAGCCAGTAGTGTTATTGCCTAAAGCGTAAAAACCAAAAACAGAATTACTATCGCCAGTAGTTGTGAAGTAAGCCGCTTGGTAGCCTACGGCAGTGTTGCTTACGCCAGTAGTATTTGAGTAAGCCGCCTGATAACCTACAGCAGTGTTGTTGGAGGCTGTGGTGTTGGAGAAGAGGGCTTGCGAACCCAAACCAGTGTTATACGACCCTGTAGATGCAGTTCCATTTGGCCCAGTGGCATATCCAACAAATGTATTTTCTACGCCAGTGCTTACTTCAAAACCTGTATACATCCCTAAAAATGTATTTTTATTGCCTGTTGTATTTTTAAAACCAGCTTGATACCCCACAGCAGTGTTGTTAGAGGCTGTGGTGTTGGCTTGGAGTGCTGAACGACCAACGGCAGTGTTGTAGTTGCCTGTTGTGTTTAAGGCTAATGCAGATACGCCCAAAGCAGAATTTTCAACACCCCCATTGTTTGCGTTCATGGCGTTATAGCCAACAGCCGTGTTCAGGCTTGACGAAGTATTTGTCGCAAGTGCCAAGCCACCAATAGCAGTGTTGTTTGCACCACTCGTATTAGCCACCAAAGCACTTGCACCCACCGCAGTGTTGGTAGCCACAGCACCAGCACCTCTGCCGACTGTGAGGCCCTGTACAGTGATGTCACTTGTGGTGGTAAGGGTGGTAATAGTTCCACCGCCAACAGCCATAACCCCCGATGTGGAGGGCAAAGTCACAGTCACAGTACCCGCTACCGCAGGCGCAGATAGCGTTACCGCCCCGCTTGTATCTCCATTTACAACAACGCTTGCCATAATTTTTCCTTATTGAACGACCCAGCGTGAACCGCTAGAAAGAGTTACCACCGCACCGCCTGATAGCGTTATCGGGCCTGCTGACATTGCTGAGAACCCGGCCGCTATCGTGTAGCTTGTAGCAACTGTTTGACTGTTCACCACGATACCGTTGGAGGCAACAGGAACCCTTGCTTTAAATTCACCAGTGCTTGGCTTGTACAAAAGGGACGCATTGCCCGTGAACAGTGTGGATGCCGTGCCAGTTGTGGCGTTTGCAAACAGTGGGAATACATCAGTTGCAGTGCTTGTGTCGTTGCTCAGTGCCGCACCACCAACAGAAGCCCATGCAGTGCCGTTGTAGCCCTCAAACTCAAATGTAGTGGTGTTGAAGCGAAGCATTCCGCTTGCTGGTGTAGGTCGCTGTCCAGTCGTTCCCTTGCTGATGATTAACGCACCAGTTGAGGAGAATGTGGAATCGGCGCTAGCAGTTAATGTTGTGAATGCACCAGTGGTTGCTGTTGTAGCACCGACAGTGCCGTTGATGTTGATTGATGCTGTGCCGGTTAAGTTGGTCACAGTGCCACTAGAGGGCGTACCTAATACACCACCATTAACCACAACAGCACCAGCAGTGCCTACGTTAACAGCTAAGGCTGTAGCCACACCAGTGCCTAAGCCACTGACACCAGTGGAAATTGGAAGACCTGTAGCATTAGTTAAGACACCGCTTGCTGGTGTACCCAATGCTGGAGTAACTAATGTAGGACTTGTAGCAAATACCAAAGCGCCAGTGCCTGTTTCATCTGTAACAGCAGTAATTAAATTAGCAGAAGAAGGTGTGGCTAAGAATGTAGCAACGCCTGTTCCTAAACCACTGATGCCTGTTGAGACAGGAAGACCTGTTGCGTTAGTTAATGTAGCTGAAGAGGGAGTGCCTAATGCAGGTGTAACTAATGTAGGACTAGTGGCAAAGACTAAAGAGCCAGTGCCTGTCTCATCTGTTACAGCAGCAATTAAGTTTGCAGAAGAGGGGGTTGCTAAGAAAGTGGCTACATCAGTGCCTAAGCCGCTGATGCCTGTAGCTACTGGAAGGCCAGTTGCGTTAGTTAAAGTGCCAGAAGAAGGTGTGCCTAATACACCACCATTAATAATAAAAGAACCAGCAGAGCCTGTATTAACTGCCAGTGCTGTAGTAACACCAGTGCCTAAACCACTAATGCCTGTGGCAACGGGTAAGCCTGTTACATTAGTAAGAGTGCCAGAAGAAGGTGTACCTAATACACCACCGTTAACAATAAAAGAACCAGCAGAGCCAATGTTTACTGCTAGTGCTGAAGCAACGCCGGTAGCTAATCCACTAATACCTGTTGAGACAGGAAGTCCTGTAGCATTGGTAAGGGTGACAGAAGAAGGAGTGCCTAATGCTGGTGTCACTAGTGTTGGACTAGTTGACATCACTACATTGCCAGTGCCTGTTATGGCATTGCTTATTAAGTTTTTAGTCGCATCAGTGAACACAGCCTGAGAAGCTGTTAATGAAGCAGAATTAACTGTACCAGTTAAATAAACGTCTTTAAATTTAAGAGAAGAAGAACCAACATCAACAACATTGGTTATACTTGGAGTTATGTTGTTAGCAGAAATAATTACATTTTGTGTTGGCCCCACTTTAGTAATGGGCGCACCCTCAGCAGCAGTGCCATCATGTTTATGACCAGTGGACGCATTAAATCCTGCTACAACAGCATCGAATTCCCCGTCCAAATCAGCGGCATTAATAATATTACCATCGGCAATATTGTTAGGCCCATCAGCACGAACATAACCCGTCATAATATTTCCTTATCTTCTATCATGCGTGGAGTATTCTAATGTAGCAGCATCCAACGAAAAGGCAGGATCTGTACTGTTTGAAACAAATTGAAGAGACACAGAAAAAGCAGACCCTACAACTTGCGTTTGAAACAATCTTTTAAGCCTGTCTCCATACACAGTTGTACCATATTTTGCTGTACTTGTACCATAAAAACCAACACTTCCTATACTTACATTAGAAAGGGTAATTGTCTCTGGTTGAATACTACCTCTGTCATCAAAATCAAGCTTTAAATTCACTGAGGTTGTAACGCTTCCCAAAGGATCAGTATACAAGAAAAGTTTATAAAAAGTCTTTCTAACTCTGGGGTCATTAATTGGAACATATGGAGTGGCAAAACTAGCTACAATATTAGACCCATCAAAACTACTACCACTTTCCATTTGATAAACATATCCATCTGTATGAGCAAAAACAATTGTTTCAGTTTGGTTTTTATAATCACTATCTGCTACATAAGCTTTTATACCAGATGTTTCTGCCCAAGCAATAGTGGCTGTATTATCAGCAGTCATCTGTGTACCTAAAATTCCTTTAGCGCCAGATGATGTGATTAAACTGTTATATCCAAATATTCTATACTGGGATTTTTGTTTTATAATGACACTAGAAAAAGAAGAACTAGAAGAAATTAAATCAGTTGCTTCTTGTTGTATCACTTTAGAAACAACACCTAAATTAAAGTCACCAGTTCTATCTGTTGCTCCCAATAGTCTTAAACCTTCTGGGCCTAAGAAAATAATATCACCACCAATTTCCTGTATTGTATCACTAGCAACACATCCCACATTACGTGTAATAGTTTGTAATACAAAATCAGCCGAAGTGTTACCAGTAATTTGACTTATGCTTTTTTCTGTAAAAATAATAAGTGCTTCACGAAACACAATAATGCCTGTGATTGTTCCACCAATAGAGATGATTCCTGAGCCGTTGGCAGCATTAAAATCTGTATCGGTGTAAGGAGAAGAGAAAATAATCTTATCTCCTTTTGCAAACACTAAATGATTTTTATGAAAAGCAGCAAAGGAAGCGCCTAATAAATCTGTCGTAGCATCTAATACTGTGTATGTAGTACCATCATAAATGAAAGGATAGTTTACTCCATCAACACCAACTATTTTACTAGTGGTACTTATTCTATATTTAGAAGTGCGTAGTTTTTCACTATCGCTATAATTAGAAGTTAACCAAGTTACAGCAGCATTATCAGCAGGGCTGCTAGCTAAAGCAGGGCTAATAGAAAGAGTGGCTCCACCTGCTGTAACGGTTGCTGTAGTAAGCACTGTGTACACATTCCCCACACCAGCAATAGTGAATGTATCACCTACTTTTGGATTATCTGTTAAACCGTCTATAACAAGGCTGCTACCAGTTTGTCCAGCACCATTAACTAATACTGTTCCAAAGGAAGGAACATTTATTTTTGTCCATCCACTACCAGTAGATTTAAATAAAGAATTATTTCTTAACGCTATTACACTACTTTCCCAAGCGGCAACTCCATTAAGTAAGCCAGCTTTAGCTGCAAAAGTAACGGCTGCTAAGTCAGCAGGACTACTAGCTAACGATGTGTTTAAACTAAGAGTTGCTCTTTTGTTGGTATTATCATAAGAAACACTGTTGATAGAATATG